TTGGTGCAACATTATAGTCCTCACCAGTAATCATTCTATTTTGTGTATAGTATGTACTTGGAGCATTTTCTTTGATGCTTTTTGAAGTTTCTGGTCCACTTGCATTATCAACTGTGTATTTTAATGAACATACAAGTGTAAATGTTTCAGGTGTACCTGCACGACTTGTATATGGTACACTAATAGTTACGTTGGTTAATTCTTCAGGTTGGATTGCAAACTTGCTACCAAGTCCTTTTCTAAAGTAACATCTAAATTGTCCTTTAGGCAAATCACCAAATGTTCCGTCTGCAAATAATAAACTAATTCTGTCATCAATACGTGATTGCACAGCATACAAACTTCTGTTCTGTTTATTAATACTATTATAAATTACATTGTTACCTTCAGTTGCTTCAACCTTAGTCCATAATTTTGTTTCGTTTCCGTTACTGTCTAATTGATAAAGCCAAACATCTGAATTGTTAATGTTTGTTGTGTCAATTGCAACTGCTTGGTTGGTAGTTGGATTTTCAATTGAAAAATTACCTGTGTCTAATACACCTTGTCTAAAGTGTACAAAATATCCTGAGTTTGAACTGCCAGCACCCTTGCCATCTTCTCTATATAAAAATGCTAAACTGTTGCCTGGTAACGGATCTTCTTCAAAAATCTTGTTAGCATCAATAGATGCACTTGTTACTTCAAATACAATATTCTTTTCGCCTACGTTTTTATTAAAACTGTAGATAGGTAAGTTTGAGTTTGATGCATTGAAACGATATTGCTCAGTTGTAATACCTGCAATAGTTTCTTTCTTTACTGGCTTACCTACAATACTGTTTTCTGGTAATGCCGCATTTAAAATTTTTCTAAACTGTTCTGACCAATCAGGATTTGATGGATCGTTCCATTGTATAGATTGTCCTGATAAGTTAACACCATTAGTGTCACTGATTGCTTCTGTTGTTTGTACACTTTCAAATTTCATTAATCCGTTTGCTGATTGATTACGCTTTGGATTATAAGAAAGTAAACGTGCTAAACGTAATACGCTTTCTCTACGTTCTGCTAATTCAAGGAAGTTTTCACGTGCATTTAAATCAACACGGAATGCCATGTTTTGTCCAAGATATGCAATAAGATCAATTAGTGCAAGGTATTCTGAACTTTCAATGTAGTCATTAAAATCTTCTGGATAGTTTTCACGCAAATATGCGATCATAGTTCTACGTAAACTATCAAAATCATACGATTTGAAGTCCGCAGTTTTAAATGTTTGATATACTCGCTTCCAATCTTCAGCAAGTAATAATCTATTTTGTCTATCCGTTGTTGACATCTATTTTCCTCTTACAATGTATTTATTTAAACGAGATATCCGAGTACTTAATTCCTTAAGACGCAAAGCCTGCATCTTTGTCAAAACTAAATTTCATTTGTTCAGATATGTTGTACGGTAAGTATTGAAGTTTGCACTCAATTTGAATACCGCTCTCGTATTGATCAACAACAATTCCAGTTGCATTTATTCTCGGGTCACTGTTGATTATGTCTGTTACATTGGTTATAATTGCTTCTTTTAATGAATCTGTTAAAGGTTCAAACAATACGTCCCATATAATTGTTCCAAACTCAGGATTTTCAAGTTTTTCACCCTGTCTAACATGGAAGTGATTAAGTAAATCTTGTTTAATTAATCCAATGTCGTATAGTGCATAAGATTTGTTGTCTGGATTGACTGTGCTAAGGCCTTTATATGCTCTACCTTTTACAGGTGGCTGTTCCTTAACATTAGATTTTACTCTAACATTTCTTACTGTATTTTTCTCTAAACTACTCATATTAGTATTTATACACCCTTCTTAAAGGTGTCTGGAGTGTTGTCATAATCAAAACTTTCAGGTATAGGTGTTTCATTAAGTCTGTTTGTTCTTAGAGGTTTGTACGCAAACGGATCAACATTTTCATGATGTGGCCAAGGCTCGTGTTGTGGCAAACGCTTGTGCAACGATGTTAATGCAGTGTCTGTAGGTGTTGTGAAAGGTCCTCCGGGAACAACGTGTGTGGTTAACGGCGTAGCCGCGGTAGCGGTAGCGGCCTGCGGTCCATTCATATGGATATTCGGAGCGGTTTCTGTATGGTTACCTCCGCTGAGTATATCAGTAGGTCCGCCTGCTGTAAGTTTGTTTGCTCCTATTGTGTTTAGATCGTAATCTAACAATGTTGTAACTTGATTGTTTCCTGCAACATACGTTATCATATCTGTGTTTGTTTCGATCTGGATATCATCTTTTGACAACACATTAAAGTTACGTCCTGCATTTAGATTAATGTCTCTATCTGCTGTAATGTTTAAATCATTTTCAGTGTGCATACTAATACTATCTTTTGCATACACATCAATTTTACCATTAGAAGTTAATTCAATCCAACTGTTACCACTGCCATGATCTATGCGTATTAGATCTTCTGTTTGATGTAATAATATTTGATGTCCTGTACGTGTTCTAATACGCACAAGTTCGTTGTGTGGTACTGTGTAGTCTCCGCCCTTTTCACCCTTTTCGTGATTGACAAATTCCTTTTTAGTTGTACCTGCGGGACCTTTACGTAAAATTTTGTCATCACCGTCATCCATTACAAAACTTGTTCCGCCAAGTCTGTTAAAAGGAATTGATGCCGCCTGTCCTCCAGGACCGTATCCTGCTTTTGGTGCTCCAGGTCTCTTGTCATATGGTCCTGGTGTGTTTATACCAAACACCATACTTGGTAATTCTCTTCTTGCACTACTTGTTGTTAAACCTCTTGTGCCGTCTGCTTCAAGTCCTTGAGCAAACAATAAGTCCATCCATTCTTCGTTAATAGACTTTTTAAATTTTGTAGGATCGTTACCCTTATTGTCTACAAGATTCTTTTTATTAATTTCACCAACTACAACTTTGCTTGTTTTTGCTATTGCTGATTTTGCACCGTCTCCTTCGGCTTTGCCTGAAAAGAAACTTGTTGCAATTTTGTCTGGTACATTAAGGTTAATATAGTTGTCAGGTATACAGCCAATCCAGTAACCCATGTTGGCCGCGCCTTCAACAAATGTTACAAGAACTCTACTTCCAACATCTGGTGGTGTCATCCACATACCGTATGCTTGTTGTGTGTATGCAAAGCCTTGGTTAGCACTAATACCGTTAACAGGAGTTTGTCCGTAAAATGGACTTGCATAGTGTACTTTGAATGTTTGGCCGCCAACATCATCGTTGTTTGCTACTTGGCCTTTGAGTAGTTGTACTTCAAGAGCTCCCATATAGTTAGGATCAAGATGTCCTACAACTCTTCCAATATATGGACCGGAGTCTAATTTGGCTTCTTGGCCTGCTGTACGTTTTTCGTTAGCCATTAAGTAAACACCCTTTGATCATTATTTGTTGTTCTGTCTGTGGCATCTTGAATTTCTTCTTCTTTACGCTTATCAGTACCTTGTGCGTTATCTGTTTTAATTTCTTGTGTTCCTTTTTCACCGCTGTCTGCTGTTGCTTTCTCAGACATTTGCGGTCTTTTCACAAGTTCAAGTACTTGTTTAAACTGTCCTGCGGCAAATTCGTTCTTAACACTAATTACCATATATAATCCGCTAAAGAAATCAACTGGCACAGTATCATCTGGGAATCCCATAATACCGTTATCTCTATAATCAATTGGTGTTCTAAATAATACTTCAACATCTACTTCACCATATTGATAATCTATACTTCCATCTGCATCAAGATTAATAAATTGTGTGTTCTCTGAGTTATAGTTTCCTATTCCACTATCAGCAATATAATAAGGGTCGCCCATGATAGTCATGTCGATTGTTAATAAGTCAACATCACTGTTTACAATCGCTTCGTTAAATCTACGAGCAATGTCAACACGCATATCATCAAGACTGACTGCACCTGCCGCTTTGGCATTGTTGTTACGATTTTCTAATGCTTTATTATTAACTTGTGAATCGTTGTTAGTAGGAGTCATTGTAGTTTTCAATGACGGATCTTCACCTTCTTTAGAACCGTCTGCAAGATTATTCTTTGGAAGTGTTCCAGGAGATACACTTTTAAAGAATGTATTATCAAGATTAATTTCAAGATCTAAAATATCTTCGTTTGCACCACTATAGATATAATTGTAACGTTTACAAGTTTGTATTCTTAAAGCGTTTAGTCCTGCTGGTGTTTCGTCTGGAGCAATAAATTTACTTTCGTGGACCATATAAGGTAAAACTCTAAACACATATATTCTTGGAGGCACACCTGTTTTCTTTTCTGTTTTTCTATCTGTGATATTAAAAACTTGTGTATCAATTTTAAACCAAGGACGCATACCTTTTACTGCTGGCGCATCAATAATATTTTTTCCATAATCACTTAAGATTATACATTCTTCAATAATATCTTGAATACGTGTCCCTGCTAAAAACTTAATTGTACCAAGTCCTGGATCTATTTGTAACTGTCCACTTGATCTTACCCAAACTTGTTTATCTTTGTCGTATGTAAACGAAGCATCTCCAAAAGGTTGATTAGTTGTACCAAGTGAATCAAGATTGAATATGTTTGCCAATCCAATATTGTTAGAATGTTTTGCGCCTGTTTGTTTGTCTGTTATATCTTGACCAAGTTGTGTAGTTGAAACTAATTTTTTAGTTTGTTCAGCCCAAGCCGCGAATGCCTCTGGGGGTGGTCCGCCTTGTGCAATCATGTTGTATAGTTCTTCCAGTTTGTCTACACTACTTTGTTTACGATCAGTTAAGAT